CCACCAAGAAGAAGCGAAACGTCTACTGTATCTGGATCGCCAAAGAAATCATCGTATGCTGCTCCAAGATCGCTGCTGTTCACACCCGTTATTGATTCTGCGAGAGTACCAGCAGTAAACGAGGCGATGAACAATCCAGCTGTGGATCCAGCTGCTGCTGCGCCTGCTGTGAGAGAAATCGATCCGAACGATGTGCTTTCGGAAGTATAGTTTCCGATACCCTGAATGTGGTTCATCCAGTAAATGTAAGCGGAAGTATCATTGATAACATTTTTGTAATAATTGCTGCTACCATCCGACTTGCGAGCATCGCTAGCCTTGGAAAGAGCATCAAACACTTCCAAAACTGTTCCGGTAACACCCGAGAACTTGCCGTTGGCATCAATAACTGCAACGTGAATTTCATCACCATAAAATGCAGTAGATCCGCCTTTTGCATTTTCTATAAACAAAGACGTTCCAGGAGCACTTACAAATTGACCGCTAAGACTCCAACTGTTAAATGCTGTTGCGCTGTCACAGACTTCAATACGCAAGCTGTTTCCAAAAACACCAGCGTATTTGGCAGCAAAATACGTGGATGTATTTGTAGTGTAATTCGATGCGCCAACAAGATTTTCATAACGATCTGCATTTTCAATTAAAACGCCTGCGGTTGAACCAGACGATCCACTTAAACCAACCACAGAGTTTCTTGCGCCACTGGTTGGTTGTAAAAATCTAACAACTTGAATATTGTTGCCGTACTGAAGAAAGTTTGCAACTGTGAAAAAGTGCTTGTAATTGTAATTGTCGGGACCACCATACAGCTGATAAAGATCGTTTTCGCTCGATACAACGATGCGTTGATTGCCTGGACCCCAATTGAAAAGTCCAACATAACCAGCGGGTGTGGTTGCTACTGCCGGAATGATGGATGTGAGGTCGCGTTCGACTACTCTAACGCCGGGGCTGATTTGAAAACCCATTATTATTCTCCTTTGGAATACTTGAATGTACCAATAACACCAATGTATTACGATAGTATTTTATGAATATTTATAAAATTTCTATTTTTAGTCTTTCCAAAGTTCCATATCGTCGGCGCGGCGTTGTTTTTCGTTACGATCGTCGAAAATATCGATATTGTCGTCATCTGCGCCTACACCATCGTTGAAAAAGCCGAATGGCATCACCTGTTCTTCAATTTTTCTTATTTGTTCTTCATAAATTCTTTGACGAACATCGCTGTTGGTGTAATCCTTGAAATAAGACTGGGTTGTCAACCATCCAAACAACACCAAAGTACTCACCAAGTCGTCGTTGTAGCCTTCGTTGGCTTCGTATCCGGCTCCACGAGCTACAAACGTGCTAAATTCTGAAATTGTATCAAAATCTTGAATTATTAGCTTGTCGTTTTCTACCATATCTTTGAGCAAACTGCAGCCCATTTTTTTGATTTGGTAGCTCATACGAACACCCATTTGAACTTTACCGCTACCAAAGCCACCGTCAGCCTTTTGTCCACGCTTGCCACGGTTTGAGACCGAAAGAATGTTGCCGTATTCCAATTCTTCGTGCAATATTTCAGCTACCGCCTGACCCAAATCATTTATTTCAAACAAAGCAAGTGCTTCGTTGTACATGTCGCCCAATTTTTTAATGTGATGTGGTATAACTTGATATGAAATGGTATTGTTTTTAAATTTTGCCACCTGACGGTACGGCATTTTGGTGCAATCAATGATACTCATCGCGTGATAGTCTTGTTCTTCGCCACGCGACGTGTCGATGCACATGGCATATATGTGATTTTTTTGAGGCGGTTCGTATATGTCCAAACCTTCGGGTGTGGAAGTTTGCGGAACACCAAAAATCATGTTTGCAATTTTGGACGGAGCAATAAGAGTATTTTCGCTACCGACAAAGTCGCATTCAAATTCCGTTCTCCACTGAGCCTCGCTGGTGTTAGCGATGGTTTGCTGCTTGAATTTATCGTCACGACCCGGAACATCGTACCATTTTGCTTCGATTGGTACATAACCGTTTTTGCCGTTTTGGGCGTTGGTCCAAGTTTTGTAAAAATGATTAAGACCTTTTGGTGTGCTGATCAAAATAGCTTTGGTGTTTTTACCCGAGCTGATGGTTGGATATACCGAACTAAAGAACTCTTCGGCTACGCCATTTGGAACGTAAGCATATTCGTCAAGCACGATGCAATTTGAAATTTGCACATTATTAGCAACATATGAATGTGTTGTTTCTACATTTATTAAATCGTATACATCTTGTTTTTGTTTTGAAATTTCTTTGTGTAACAAAGTAATATGTTTATCGCCGCATCCAAGTACATTATCATATATCTGTAATTCTTTTGCAGTTTTCCAACCATCGGGAGTTTTTATTTTATGATCAAACGTACATTTTAAAAACGATTCATCGTCAAAATATAATTCAATTATCTTTTGATCTTTTGTGATTAATAATCCATCGCTTGAGCGATATACACCATCACCACCAAGAACTTTTAAATTAGATATTTTAATCAATTCTTGCTTCATTTATTTTCTTCCCATAACAAATCCATCTGGGGCGTCTTCTGGACGAACACGAATTATCTGACCAGTTTTTGGATTATTAAACCATTTTAAATTGTAATTTGGATTCTTTTTTCCTTTGTTCCAAGCAGTTCTGCCTTTCGCAGCATCTGACATTCTTTTACGTGATTCATCGCTTCTTTTCATGCCTCTATGTTTTTCGGCTGTTTTCATGATCTTGATAGGATTTTTATTAATTTTATCAATCCACTCTTTTGTTTTTTTATGACCAAGCAAAGCTTTTGATATTTTTTCTCCGTGTGATTTAGGCATCTTTTTACCGATATGACGCCCTTTATTTTTAGCAGAAATTATTTTCTTTGCTTGTTCTGATATTTTTTTACCTTTGTTTGAGTTAGATATTTTTTGTTTTGTTTCTTGTGAATGGTGCGACCCTATTCTCATTTGTCGAATAGCTTCGCCATACTGTTCTTTTAATAATTGATATTGCCTAGAAGATACTCGATAATATTTTTTCGCATGGCCATTAATCATCAAATTCCAAGCAAGCACCATTTTTGCTTTAGCTTTTCCAGTCAAACATTTTACAAGCAAACGATGAGCAATATAATGTTCTCGGGCTGTCAAGTAAACTAAATTACTTGGGTGATCACTTCCTCCCAATGATTTTGGAGTTATATGATGCAATTCAGAATATCCATCTATATTATTTCTTTTTTGTGCAGATTCAATAATATGACAATACCAATTATAGTATTTGTTTAATATAGGTTCAAATTTAATTTCATTTTCAGAATCTGGATGAGTTAGCATATCGTTATTTATTAAATTGCAAATTTTACTTATTTCGATTTTTTGTTGTTGTCCTTGATATTCAATATCAACAATAGCATCTCCAGTGATGCAATTGTAGCTACCACCACGCACCGCACTCGATGATGTGGCTGCCGATATGATCTTGGAACCGTTTTCCAGCTGAACCGAAAATTTGTTCCATTCAACCACGCCTTGTTGCAACCATCGTGGTAAATTTTCGTAGCTGGTTTTGAAACGATCAAGCAGTTCTTTGGCGGTTGTACCTTTGTTGGCCAGTATTGCCACACGAACATTGGCGTTAAACAAGCAATAATGCAACAAATAGCTTGTTACGGTGATCGATTTACCACTCTGTCTAGGAATCTTGCATATTGTAAATCTATTGTTGTGAACGGTTTCAACGATTCTTCGTTGAAACGGATAAAGTTGAAAAGGTACCAATCCTTGATCGAGATTTACGACTTTTATGTAAGTTTCCATAAAGTATACAGGATCTTCAGCACACTTAACATATTCCTGAAGCTGTTCGGCTGTATAATTTACTTTTACGTTTGTATTTTTAAGTAACGGATTACCAAGATAGTTGTCACTCATTGGTCATTCTCAATATTTGTGTTGTTTTCAGGAAGAACCATCTTTTTTTGACGAATCATTTTTAACAAATCGCTTGTGTTTCCAACATAAATCGAATTGTTGGTGACTGTATCGCCTTTTGTTTTGGTTTCTTCTTTATTGATGTCTTTTACGGTCTTGTGTAGGTCCATCAAACGATTGTTTGCGTCCAGAGCTGTTTTTATCAAATCCGAAACCACTTCGTATGCGCGTGGACTGTCGCCTTCGTCGGCAACATTCAAAATACCTTCGATTGCTATTTCGGAAGTCAATATTAGTTTTTTTAAATTTTGACGCACGGTTTTATAATCGTCGTCGCTATCAGAATTTTTAGATGTGGGACCAGCCACAATTGCTTGTTCGGAATCATTTGCCGAAGGTATCAATTGTTTTTTGGGAGTTTCTGGCGCGGTTATGTTCAATACGTCCGAAAGCTTTTGATTCGCATCGCTTGGTTCATTGTTTTCCATAAAATTCTCATGTTATTCCTTCGGGGAATTCTCTTATAATAGTATAAGTGCCATCGCTCTTGCTGTAGCTTGTGGTTCCTGGTGTTCTTGTTATTTGCAAAACACCAACAGTGCCTGCTGTTGCACCGCCTGTTGGTCCCACGGTGACGATTGCAAATGTGGTTCCCGTAACACCAAAATATGGTATCTCGTAACCTGTAGCAGTTGTGGTTGTTCCAGCCACAAACATAGTTTTGAAATCCACAAAATTAACATCGGCTTGCGTGATAATCTTACTTTCGGTGACGGGTCCGTAAAGATTTACTTTGGCGACAAACGAAATGGTGGTGGTAAAACTTTTTCTTTCTTCAAAGTTACCTTCGTAATTTTCTGTAAAATTTATGTTGCCGATGCTGATGGGAACATCTGCTGATGCATCTAGTGGAAAATTTTTGAATGTTATGCAAAAATCTGGACCAAAATACGGCAAAATCTGTTCGATAATCTGCAAAGATTCGTCGGTGTTTTTGGTGACGATGTGAAGCTGAAACGTTAAATTGTAAGGTACCCGCTCGAATCTTGAATACATGGATCCTTCGGTTGGTGTGTAACCAACCGACTTGCGAGTCGTTGTAAGCTTTCTGGAAGCATCGTAGCTTATGTTGGTAAGCTCGAACCCCATTCGAGGTCTGTAGCTCTCAAAGTTTCTGATAAGCTCGGGTGTTTCTTGTTCGAGTCTGACAATAAACTTTTGCTTTGGTCCATACGAAAGAGGAACTTTATAACGTTCAAGTTCTGCGCCGTTGGTATCGAATTTTGCTACCCAAATATCATTGAACAGCGTTCCAAAACCTGAAACAACCATTTTTATGATATTGTGACGAAAATAATCGAGCATTAGTAGTTTCCAAACGGATTTTGTATCGTAAAGTCTAAGTCTGTATCGGCACGTGTTTGAATGTCTTTGTTGTCGTCGTAATTGTCTTGCAACACCTTATCGTCAACCGAAGACACGGTTCGATACACGGTGCCGTTGGAACTTATCACATATCGTGTCTTGCTTGCGGTAGATGCGTACCACTTTCCGGTGATGTTCTTGAGAGTTATCAAATTGCTGGTCGCAGCTTTGACATAGCCTGTTGCATCGGCACCCGATGCGCCGCCACCTGTTGCACCATTTTTATATTGATAAACTGTATCGCCTACAGTAAACGAAGATCCTGTGCCGCTGTTTGCGTTTATATTTAAATACAAACGAAACTGAGCTTCTTCGGGAATTATATCGATTTCGGGTTCTCCAGTTGTAAATGTTTCTTCGTTGAACTGGAAAAGCTCCACGCTCATCTTAAAAACGTAATTTTTTCCAAGTTGAAAAAATGGATTTTCGTGTTCGACGTATTTGATTTCAAAAAATCCTTTGGTCAACGGAAAATAAATTATGTCGCCTTCGAGTGGACGCAACATTCCAGTTTCTTTTTGAAATCGTTTTTTGCTCACAACAAAACTGGCACTATCCTTGATTTCCAAACCAAATTTTCCAAGAGTATCACCGCCTTGAAAAGCGTTGACATTCTCCATGTACATTTCGATTGGTTTGTTGCTTGAGAAACGAGAAAGTGGATCTTCGCCAAAAATACTGTCTTTGTTTACCAAAGTTCTTGGCAAATAAAAAACGTCAATACCATGTATTTTAATAGTTTCGATCACAAGATCTTCGGTAAGATTTTGCTCGTTGCTTGCACGAATATTATTAAAATAGTGATTGGTTGACATAAGAAATATTTATGTTTTAGCCTACAATAAAGTCTGGGGGGAGTTCAAACTTGCTTTGCACGGTATTCTCGATATCTTGAATATCTCGTAATGCATCGTTAAACAGTTGAGTGCCGTTGAAAGTTACGCCTCCAAGCATCTGAATACCATTAAACTTGCTAAGGTTTGCGCCCCACTGACGTTTAATTAATGCCGTAAGATACTTTTTAAGAAGCATGTCGTTGTATATTTCTGGAAAAACTCGTGCATCCATCACACGATACGCTTCAATAACAATCCAGTCGCCAACTTTCACGTCGCGCTGCCATTTCATATCGATATACAACTTGTTGCTGCGACGTGAAAATCTTATTGACTTTTCGGGCGACAACATCTGACGCAAAAGCGATAGATACTGTTGTGTTACCGAATAGTGAATCAGTTCGATTGTGCCGAATGTGTAAAGATCGTTCAAAGCATATTGATAACGAACGTCAAACATGTTGATCGTGCCAGCCGAAAAGTGAAACACTTGCAAAACGCTGGCTATCAATTCTTCGATTGGAACGCTTCCGGTTTGACCCGTTTCGGTAACAGCCATACTACTTTCGCTCTGACCGCTTTGACCGGTTCCAGTCACAAAAGTGTTGTTGGATGTCATGCTGATATAGCCGTTTTCTATGTCTTGCTGTTGAACTTGATACTTTAAGTAAACTCGCTCGACACCATCAAAGTGATATTCGGCAAAAAATTGCAAAGCATCGTCCAAGCGATCTTCGAGCTGATCTTCGTCTACGTTAATTTCAATCACCGGATGACCGAGATTTCTCAAACAGTAATCTATGAGTTGTTGACGTGTTTGCGGTCTTGCCACCGTTTATTCCTCCGGCTTGGGATATTTTTCTTTTATTTCTTTGCGAAGCTTTTGAAGATCTTTAACACCCGAGTCTTCTTTGGATTGCTTTTCGATCAGGTTTTGCCACATTGCAATCACCAGTTCTTCGACACTTGGGTATTCGTTGCGACGCAACTCTTCGTATGATTTTCTTTTGTTTAGTTCAGCTTCAACAGCTTGATTTATTGCTGCTTCTTGTTGTTGAATTATTTGTTGTAATCTAAGAAAATCGTTTATTCTTTTGAAATACCGATCGCCGTCTTGCCAAATTTTTGGTTGCTGAATCATCGTCTTGGATGGTCCAGACATATCGTGGCGTTTGGAAGATTCGTAATAACGTTCCGTGTAGCCGTTTGGAAGATCTGGATATGTTGGTTCGAGTGCGCGAAACTGCTCGAGCGTAAGACGCACTTGATTGTTTATGTTTACGATATTTTGTTTTTGATGTAAAAACATAATTACTCCGGTAATCCTTCGGGTGGAAGGTAAACCAACAACGGATCTCCACCAATGATTCGATTACCTAACGAGGTATCGACTTGAACTGTTCCTTCGAGATCCACTCCAAGAGCTGTTGTATTGGCTTGCTGTTTTTGCGCAGTCGCACCCACAAATACGGTACTGTTTTTAAATACAGCAAAATTTCCGCTGGTAAGCGAAGCTGTTCCACCAGCATATCCAGTCACAGACGACTCGAAAAAGCTTCCAACCGAAGCGTCCGAAACGTATAGTCCGTATGCTTGACCTGTATATGAACCATAGATTCCGCCGTTTATTTCCGATTTATTAAAGTTGAAAGTAGAAGCATTTGCACTAACTACACCATATCTTGTATCGGATATTTTTGCGTTGGATATGTCTATGTGGCTAGTTTCCACTTGAAAACCGCGCACACAGCTTATAACTTCAAACGAGCTTCCGGTAGATCCAGAAATTCCTTGACAGACGAGCTGACTATTGTTTCTGACTGTAACACCCGATACGCTGGCATCTTTTATTAAAACTTTATCGGTAAAGCGTACGGTACTACGACCTTCAGCATAAACACCTGTTTTACAATTGTTGAAATTTGGCATTTTTAAACCTTAAAAGAGAGTATCGGTTGTATCTCCGATGTGGCTACGATCGCTCACAATACCATAATTCAAATCGGTAAACCAGCAGCGATCGCTGAAAGTTGCAACCGCACCGTTCTTGAGATACACACCAACACCAGTTGAACCTGCCTGCCACCCCGTGAACACTATATCAAGATTTGCTGTAGCACCTGTCATACCAAATGCAACTGTTTTGAATGGTGAATTGAGAGTCCAGATGGAACTTGGTACAACACCCGACGTACCACCCGTCAAGCTAAACACCAAGTCAGCTACTTTAATAGAACCTGTGGTGCTAGCAACTGTTCCTGCAATCGAAGTTGTTCCAGTTGCACCAGAATATTTATTGAGCACAGTTACATCAAATACGTATCCGGTGCTTCCGGTTGCAGCCAACACACGATGTGCGCCTCGCAAGAAATTAGAATTAACGTTATTGTCGAATATCAGATAATCGTTTGCATAAATCGGAGTCACAGTTGATGCTGTTTTGATGCAGCGGAAACCAACGTAATAAGCACCAGCAGATCCTGTAACACTAAAGTTACCGCTTATAGACTCAACAAAATTTGTTAATGTATTATCGGGATAAACATTTACTTTTCC